AAATGATACGAATAACATCCTGAGGAGTTATTAAAGTGTCGTATGGTAAAGAACCGTCTAAATGATATTCTCGTATAAAAGGTTTAGTTGCCTGAGAATTTATATCATACAAAACTCTCTGTCCAGTGACAACGGGAGTTCTATTAACTATCGAAGCTATAGTTCCAAGCTCTCCGTAGACATCAGCTATGTCAATACTTAAATCACTCATCAATCGTCTTCCTTAGGAGAGAAGTTGACAAGGGCAGATACATCGTAGGTCATGTCTAAACCGTAAGAGCTGTAAGTAAAACCGGCATCAATTTTTGTACCGAACATTCTGAAAGAATCAACTCCCGCAAACAGAGCCAAATCTCCATTTACAGCTTCTTCAAACTCTTTATCCATTTCTTCCAAGAGTTTGTGGTAATGCTCGAAACGGTGCTGTAGGTTTACCTGTTTAAATTTAAACCCTTTAGCAGAAGCTATACGCAGGATATTTATGGCATGACGAGTGGCCCTCTTAATCATCCAGAGAGCTTTAGTTGGGACGGTCACAGGATATGACCATCCCAACTCTTGAGCAGCTTGGTCACAAACAAGTTCGTAACCATCATCCGTGATGAGTGTGGCCAAGGAAGACAATTGTATTTTAACAACATCTGCTACATCGTCCGCAGTCGTAAGATCCATGACCAAATCTCCTCATGTTATTCTTCCGGGAATGCTTCTTTTTTCAACAAAACTTTCTTTTCTTTCTTTTCCTTATCAAGAACAGGCTTCTCCACCACTTTCTCTTTAACAGGCGCCGATTTCTCCGCTGTTCTTGCTTTGAAAGTCGTTTCTGGCTTGCTTATCTTAGGAGTAGTAGATAAGAGAGAAACCCCTCCCGTTTTATTGAGAGAGGTTTCAATCTTTTTATTATCGGCAATGTCTTTTGCCATTCCTCTTCGCCGTCTGTTCATAATAAAGACTGGAATGGGTTCGAACTCGTCTGAGAAGACAGTTCCGGCGGATATAATTCTACCGCTTCCTATCTTCAAATTAACCAACAATTCAACCTTCATGATTGCCCTCCTATGGATGATTAGTGATTAATACTCATCCAAATCAAAAGCGGTTATTTTGTATGTCGTATCCGGATAGTAAAGAACCGGAAGACCCTTATCCTGAACTCTCAACCACACGCCCTCAGGATCCCATTCGTCCTTCGTATCGGCAAAGAAACCCCATCTGCGGGAGTTGCCGTAAGGAGCTTCCATAAACTCAGCTACCTTGGTACCGTCCTGAGAATCAGCGAACATAAAGAACACGTTGTCCGGGATGAACTTCTTTCTCATAACCACTTTATCTCGTCCACCCACGAAAGCGTAGTCCGGTTGGGCGCCGACGGTAATCGTACCGTTTACTTTATCGACGGCAGTAATGACCTCATCTTCATAAGTATTGTATTCGGTCATTTTATAGAACCGAGCTTTTCCGCCGACTTCAAAATCGCTGACATCATCAAGAGAGATGGTTGTCGAGCCTACAGTAGCGGTGAGCCATGCCTGAGCTTCATAAAGCTCATCGTACAGAACAAGATTGCCAATACCAAGAAGATTTGCGATAACCTGAGTCGGTTTGCTGAACAGATCACCATTCCCGAAAGCACTCTTTTCCAGAAGAGCCTGAATATTGGAATCAAACATAAGCACTTTCAACATCTGGGAATTCATAACGGCGTGATTAGGAACGATCATGGCATCATCAGCCAAGACCTGTTTCGCATCGAAGATGTCTTCTATAGGATTGCGGGAAGCTCCGTCTTTCCAGTTACGATCATCATCGAGAGTTACAATGTGACTTGCAGGCACACCATAACTTACGGTGAACTTGATACCGCCCTGCTGAACGTAAGAAAGAGAACCATTCATGAGCATGGAACTGACCATCCACTCTCTCCTGCGATCACATCTCCAACGAAGCTTTTTAGCTCCCTTGGCAAGTTGCCGTTCGGCCTTCATATATGTGGCAACAGAACCAGGCTCCCGAAGATTGTTCAAAAACTCTTCGTCAAAGTACATCTTTTCTTTCCAAAAAGCGGCCTTCGCATCTGCTGATCCAATTCCGTCGAGTCCTATAGCAGGAGCGACTGAACCTGGGGCTACGAAAGGAGTCATTCCGCCTGAGCCGTATTCAATATCCCACTCTATTTTATCCGAATCATACTTCTGAGACGGAAACAGATTGGAAAAGAAATTGCTGGGCGGGCGTACAAATTTTTCAATAAGCTTGTTTAATACAACAAGCGCCAATGCCGGAATGCCAACTGAACCCTTCATAAGATCACCTCCCCCTTATTTTAAGATGAAGAACCGCCCATCCACAACACCCAGAGAAGCTATGGCTGCCGCGGTCAGGTTTGTCATATTGTTTTTGTAAAGAATTGCATTAGAAACAACTACGGAGCAAAGAGCACCTGCTGCCTCTACTCCAGCCCCTGTGTCAATGTCGGCATCAAGAATATAAGCCGCCGTGGTGTATTCACCACTCACACCTGTCACGACATGAGCATACGCCTTTTTAGCAACTGTGTAGTTGCCATGAGAAAACGCAGTTGTCGTGGTAATGTCGGCATACAAAGTTGAAGTTGTTCGGTCGATGGCTGTGATAGCCCCTGTAGTGGTAGGACCTTCGTCAGAATCATTGTCGAGAATCAACTCATCTCCGACAACGAATTTATACGAATCCTCTAGAGACACATAGACATGACTTGCTATGCTGTTCAAAACAACCGGGGCAATGCCTATTGCGGAAACAGCTCCAAGAGCAACTCCTGTCGAAATCGGAACGTAAGGAACCAACTGCCCCAAAGCCCCTGCTGCGGACAGATTTATAGCCATTACTGTGCCAGCTTTCAGATAACCGTATCCTGCCTGGGCCACTTTGTCGATAATCAAAGCAATGTCCCGAACTGAATGAAACAATGCTTTGATACCCGGAGTTTCAGGATAACGATTCATCTGAGGTATGCTGCTTCTTATTTTACTTTCTAACATATTATACCTCCTTTTTCAAAAATGAAAATATATGATACTGCATTTGTTAAATGATTGTGTTTACTGAACTGTCTGTCCTGTACTTTTCAGCATACGATTGACAATATCATCGGCTCCCTTTTCAGAAAGCTCGGTTTCACCGGCTTTGGTAAAACTCATGCCGAGAACATCGGACTCGGAACCATCTGTACCTTCCTCAGATGCCCAGTCTTTCAGTTCTGTATCAATGGCTGCCAAAAAGGCAACTTCGTCCAGAACATTGTCTTTCACGAACGCCTGGTGGTTCAACTGCTTCCGGACTTTGACATGCAGCCTTTTCGGGACTTTTGACCCGGAGAGTTTTGCAGAAACAAGACCGTCTGCTCGCAATTCAATTGCTTTTTCTGCCTGCAAAGCCGAGATTTTTTCCAGTTTCAAAAGACGCTCTTCTGAACTTGTATTGGTCTCCTTCAGTTTATCTCTCTCTGCTGTGAGAGAAGTAACCTGAGTTTCGAGATTGGCTTTTACAGGAGCAAAAGTAGTCTCCGCCTGTTTTACCCCCAGGGAGATAACTTCCTCATACAGGGCAGGATGTTCCGCCTTCAGTTTAATTAAATCCATAACGACCTCCTTATCCTTTTTAATTGATGTTTCATTCACTTCCATGTCAAATTCTTCGTTTTCAGCCATGGCTGCCGATTTTGTATGGGAGTCGGCTCCGAACGTAACAATGGAGCCCTCCTTTAGAACTGACTCTCGCCAGATTGTTCCAGGACCTTTCATTGTGAAGCCATTAACTTCGGCTTCTTCTTTTTCCATCAAACGTTGTATCTTTGTGGGACGACCACTGAGAGAAGCTTCATACGGAAAACCTTGATCGGAAAGTCTTTGAAACTCCGTAGCAAACGGAGTATCCACGAATGTGTTTTCTGTGGCCACGAGTTCGTGTTTGTCATTGGTGGCAAAAGCTCCAAAACCTATTTTCTTGGAAGTTTCGTGATCTTCCAATATAGGGATATTCTTCTTTGCCATTTTTATTCCTGAGGTGTCAATGGCTAAATCTCCCCAGTACCAATGACCTTTGATAAGTTTGCCGGAGTACAGAGTCATAGCTATTGATCTCTGCTTGCCTTCTTCTTTTGCAGATAAGGAAATTAAAGAACCTACGTTGGAAAAACATAAAGCGGCTTTATTTATCTTTACAGTTTCTTTCTTCACATGAGCACCTCCTTAGTAAGTATACCAAGTTATATGGACAATCCAATATCATCCTATTTATAGTTTGTCAAGTGAAAAATGCCCGATAAAAATCTATGTCTTTTTTTATTATGGATTTCAACAAGTTATATCCTTCGTCCTTTTTATATGCTTTCTTATTTGGATCATGATGAGAAGTCAAGCCCTTCCTACCAGGCATTCCCTTCATACCCACAGTCAAAT